GTGAGATGTACAAGATTGCAGATGCAAAAGGTTACAACAGTGTTGAAGCTTGTGCTGATGTTGTTGAGTTATTTATGCAAGTACCTAACTTGGGTATGGTCAAGGCATCTTTCCTTGCTCAATGCCTAGGTTTCAATGTAGCTTGTATTGATGGACACAATGTCAAGCGACTAGGTATCAATCCTAACTTGGTTAAGACACCACCAAAGGCTATGAAGCCAGAGACTGCACGTCGAAAGGTTGAAGAGTACATAGTACTTACTCAACGTGAGGGTTCAAAGTATTGGTGGAACACATGGTGCGAGTATGTTGCAGGTAACAAAGCTAATCGTAAGCTTACTACAGGTAATATCGTATCTAAATTTCATGTAGAATGTATAACATACGGGAGGTAACATATGAATGCAGTATACTATGAAGAACTTTATTAAGTTCACTAAGTCCGATGACGGACTAACTACTAAGAAGAAGAAGCCTAAGCGTGATGATTGGAAGCGTGAGCGTTCAACAGCACGTAAGATTAAAACTAATATGCAAAGAGGCATAACAGATTACAAACAAAAACGTATAGCATAAGGAGCTAACATAACATGACTACTATTTCAAAACCACTAGTAAAAAACACTAACCCAGAACTATATGTGAAGCACACAGCACACATGTCAAAAGCAGGTATTCATACCTACAACTATGCATCTGTTGATGATTACATTCTACAGAACTGGAGAGTGTCTACTATAAAACAGATTGCATCTGACTTGAATGAATACCCTAATCGTATTGTATATAGGGTACAAGTATTACAATCTGTAGGTTTAATAGGTAGCAAGTATACGACTAAGCGTGCTACATTGAAGACACAACAAAAGATGCTTGTCACTTGGTTGGCTGACATCAAACAACAATTGGAGGCGTAGTAACAATGTCAAATAAAACACAAGCACAGTGGAAAGCTGAACGTATGGCTAGGTATAAAGTAACTAAAAAGTTATTGAAGTCTATGTCTGAAGATCAGCGCAAAGCTATTGCAGAAGCTCAAGAAGTTTTGAATAATACATACTTCATGGTTACAGAAGCTCATGATCTGTACATGTCAGACATAGGTAAGATTGAGTCCGCTATGTATTCTATGAAGTTTGCATTCAAAACTGAGGACGAGTAACTCATGCCTGTTATGGCATATGAAGTCACGTTAGCCATTGACAGTAAGAATACTATCGTTAAGTTAGATGATACGTATCCTTCTGTCAGTGATTGGCGTACTGCTTCAGAGTTTGCTATTCATATGATGATGCGTAGCAAGCCAGATTCACAAGTTGAGTTTGTTGATTGTAGTGAGAGAGTACATGAGATATACTCATCATGGGGATACATAAGTGAAACCCCACCATCAATTCAATAAGTCCGATGTCGGACTAACCATGAAGGAATATAACAATGAAGATTAGAACACAACTATCCCTATGTGATGGCATATCAGGTGGTCAGATGGCAGGTGATCGAATAGGATTGCATGCTGATACGTATATAGCTAGTGAGATTGATCCATATGCTATTAAGATTACACAGAAGAACTACCCTAACACTGTACAAGTAGGTGATATGACTGAGTGGAGATCATGGGATATTGATTGGTCTAAAGTTGATTTAGTCACAGCAGGTTTCCCATGTCAGGCATGGTCAGTTGCAGGTCAACAGAAGGGTGATCGTGATCCACGAGGTCAATTGTTTTGGGTAGTACTAGACATCATGCAACATGTGCTAGAGCATAACCCTAATGCTAAGTACCTAATGGAGAACGTTAGAATGTCTAATGCTTTTGAGGAGTACATCACGTACCATACTGAGCAAGCATTACCCAATGTAAACAAGTACCTAATCAACAGCGCACTAGTGTCTGCACAGAATAGGAAACGTTTCTACTGGACTAACATCGAAGGTATTCAACAGCCAGAAGACAAAGGCATAGTCTTAAAGGATGTACTTGAGGATGGTTTGACTGACAGAACTAAGTCACATTGTCTTGATGCTAATTATTTCAAGGGTGGTAATCTCAAGTCATACTTTGAGAAACACCGCAGACAGTTAGTGTTTAGTGATGATCAGATGTGCCATGTAGGTGACGCTGATCTGAAGGGTCACGGATATGTACGAAGGGTGTATGCAGCCGAAGGTAAAGCACCTAGTCTGTGTGCCTCAAGTGGTGGTAACTTAGAGCCTAAAGTATTGGTGAAGGGTGGACGTATGGTTGGTCGAAGACTAGATGATAATGGTACTCGTAAAGACTATGACACATCTATACCAATCAAACAGATGATTGAAGTTAGAGAAGATGATAAAACTAATTGTCTAACCACAGTAACTAAGGACAGTATCTTGATTGAGAACTTGTCTTGGCGTAAGCTAACACCATTAGAATGTGAACGCTTACAAACAGTACCAGACGGGTACACTGAAGGTGTATCAAATACACAGCGTTACAAGATGCTCGGTAATGGGTGGACTGTAGACGTGATAGCACACATATTGAAAGGATTATGATATGACAATTAAAGAGCTAATATTGCAACTTGAACAAGCACTAGAGTCTCACTATTCAGATGAACTTGTGTGTATTTATGATCAAGATACAGGTGAGCGTATAGATATAGAAATTGTAGATGATACAATTGATGGTGAAGTACAACTAAATGTAAAGGAGTTTTACAGTGACTGACGAAATACAAACATATACTATGTCTAAGGCTTTAGATGCTTATGTAGAAGGTTATGCAGTATATATAGCACACCCTCTTGATGAAGACCCAGATGATAGACTGTTTAGCGCAGGTGAAATCATGAGAGCTGATGGACACCTATTTATAATAAAAGAAGAGGTACTTGCAGATGAATAAACAAAGAACTAAGATACCCGCCCTTGATGATAATGGTAAGTTTGTATACAACAATAACGAAGGAGATAAAACAATGACACAGTATAAACCATACTACAGAAGTAAACCTGTAACAGTACAAGCACGTAAAGAAAAACGTGATGCAACTATAATGACTATAGCTGTAGTAATATTCACAGCATTTGCTATGTTAGGTATTGGCTTTGCTTTCTCAGTATTGGTTCGCTATGTAACTAGTTTGATATTATAAAGCATTGACATTACTATACAAACATGGCACAGTTGCCACATACTTAAACAAATGGAGAATAACATGACTTATATACCCGATCACTTAGACTTTAAAGTGGCTTTCGAACCAACTAAAATGCACGATAAGAAGTACGTTATCAATCAAGATACAGGTGAATACCTAGGCATTGTAGGTAATACATTCCAATGTGCCGCACATGGTGACTTCTTTCGTGGGGTAATGGATACTGCCACACAAGAGCTAGGTGTTGATGCATTAGATGGTGCAGTCAATCAGTTTAGAACAGCACGTAATGGTGCATGGGCTATGCTTGACGTGACACTACCTAACATCAAGACTAAGATTACAACTGACAAAGCTGAGACTGAGATTGGTAACAGGATCATAAGCTTGCATGGTATTGATGGGTCATGTAGTAATCAAGTATTCTTTGGTGCTATAGATTTCTTCTGTACTAACGGCATGATTACTGGTGATCACGACAAGGTGCGTAAGAAGAACACATCTAACTTTACTATGGATAGTTTTATCTACGAACTAAATCGTGCTCGTACTGACTTCTTTGATCAAGCTAAGAGGATGCAAGTGTGGGCAGAGACTAGCCTCAAGTTCATCAATGTAAAAGATTTGATTGAGAGTATCATTAGTTCTAAGACTAAGGCTGAGAAGATGTTCAGCTTGTATAATGCTGAGGCTAGTGTGCGTGGACACAACAAGTTTGCATTGTATTCTGCCTTCACTAACTACGCTAGTTATGCTGATGAACGTAATGGTTTCAACCTACGTAACACGGGACATGATACACAAGCAATCAACATGTGGTCACGTGAACAAGAGGTGAGCAAGTGGGTAAGCAGTAATCAGTTCCGTGTATTGGAAGCGGCATAATGCAGTTAGAGTTACCCATAAATCACGAGCCAAGCCTACATCATTGGGCAAAGTGTATCGCTGATGATGACATACATACAGGATATGAAAAACATTGGGACTATGCATATGATATGGCATGGATATACATAGAGAGTGAACTGGAGAATATTAATGCCTAAGCTACCTAGATATGTACAAGAGAGAGTGTCACCTCACGGGGTGATCTCTTACAGATTTAATCCACCGCAGACTTTAGTTGATGAAGGTGTGGTATCACGTCAAGAATATGGCACTGACCTCAAGGAAGTGCGTAGTATTGTGAAGGAGTTGAACGCAGACATTGACCATTGGCGTGAACAAAAGGCGTTAGTGGTGCAGATAAAACCATCAAGCAAGGTGACAGATTTGATCAACTATTATTATCAATCTAATGATTTCAATATGTTACGAGACACAACTAAAGTGGATTACAGATACTTCCTAACGATACTCCATCAGACAATGGGTGGTAAGAAGTATGACACTGTAACTACTAAGGTTGCCAAGCAAGCATATGAGGAGTGGGTTAAGCGTGGTATTAGTTTCGCTAATCATGCAGCCACATGTGCAAGTAGGGTATACAACTATGCTATTGACATGGAGCATGCCACACAAAATCCTTGGACTAGCATCAAGCGTAAGGCATTGCCACAGCGTAAGGTTGTATGGTCACATGGTGATGTTGTCAGGTTTCTTGATTATTCGTACAGCGATTTTGATTACAGGAATGTAGGATTGATTGTACACATGGCATACGAATGGTGTCAGAGACTAGGCGACATGCGCACACTCAAGTGGGAGAATATTGATCTACGTACACAGCGACTGCAGTTAGAGCAGAGTAAACGTAGGGCTGATGTATCACTACCTATATCAGATGATCTGTGTCACATGTTGAATGAACAACGTAATGACTTTGGCTTTCAAGAGTATGTAGCACCACACCCTAAGCCTATGAATGGTACGTATGAACCCTACGCTATGGAGAGATTGTCTAAGGTGGGTAGACGTGTCATGAGATTGGCTAAGTTACCAGAGGAGTTACGTCTTATGGACTTACGTAGAACAGGTGTAACACAGATGGTTGATGCAGGTGTACCAATTGGACAAGTGATGTCTGTTACTGGACACAATCATGTGTCTTCTGTGCAACCATATATGAAACATACATATGATTCTGCAAATAATGCCTTGACACAGAGAAATGTAAGTGTACAATCGAGTGCAGCGAGCAACATAGAAAGTGATACATAATGAATATACTTAGTATTATAAATGATTTGTCACTTACTAATGGTGAAACAAAACGTATGACATGTCCTGTATGTAATACTAAGAATACATTTACTGTAACAAATAACATGGGTTCTATTATATGGAACTGTTACAAGGCTAGTTGTCCAACTGGTGGTGGTACTCGTACTACACTTACCGCTGAGGACATACGTAAATCATTGGGACGTGTTGCAGAAGAGACACATGCTGTAAGTTTCTCAAAACCTGAGTGGTTTGTACGAGACTACGAAAGTATATCAGGCTTCTGTGATACGTGGGGTCTTGATGCACAACATCTAGGTCTATTGTATGATGTGAAGGAACATCGTGTGGTGTTCCCTGTTGTGCATGACAATGTTATGGTTGATGCTACAGGTAGATCACTTGGGAAACGTATACCTAAGTGGAAGAGGTATGGAAAAAGTATCTTGCCATATGCATCGGGACATGGTAAAACTGCTGTAGTTGTTGAGGACTGCATCAGTGCCGCCATTGTCGGAGACAGTGATGTATATGTAGGGGTTGCAGTGTTGGGTACATCACTATCCCTCGGACATAAGCAGTACTTATCGCAGTTCTCAACGGCTATAGTTGCACTAGACCCTGATGCATTACCCAAGACTTTACAGTTTGCAAAAGAGTTACGAGGTTACGTAGATACTGTTAAGGTACTACGCCTCGAAGATGATTTAAAATATAGACTGCCATCCGACATGGCTAATCTTTCAACCCTAGGAGAATAACATATGGAACTATCCCTTATAAGAAGCTTAATGGATAAAGAGTTTTACGATGAACATCGTGGCTCACGTTGCCCAGACAGATTGTTTAGTAAAGATGTACGTAAGATAAAACAATCTATTGATAAAGCAATGGACAACTACGAGCGTACTGTAACACCTGCTGAGATTGAGGCATTGTTTATGTCTAACAATCCCACACTAACTACAGCACAGAGACAAGCATACAGTGCATTGTTTAATCAGATCAACAAAGAACAACCAATGGGTAGTGACGTAGCCCAAGAGGTATTATCAAAACTATTCCAACAGGTGATTGGTGAAGACATTGCTAACCTTGGCTTTGACTATGTGAATGGTAGCAAGTCTAGTCTTGAGCCGTTACGTCAAATGCTTGAGCAGTATGGTGATGACTTCACACCTAACCTAAACATTGAATGGGAAGACATTGACCTTGATACTATCATTGCAATGACTGACCTTGAGTCACAGTGGACGTTCAACATACCTACATTGACACGTAAGGTAGAAGGCATCAATGCAGGTCACCTGATTGAAGTAGGTGCTAGACCTAACACTGGTAAGACTTCTTTCCATGCGTCACTTGTAGCAGGTCCTAATGGATTTGCATGGCAGGGTGCTAAGACAGTTGTGCTATGTAATGAGGAAGGCTACCATCGTGTAGCACACAGATACATTACTGCCGCAACTGGTATGGATAAGCATGAGATAGTAAAGAACAGAGCACATGCTATGGCTACGTTTGCTAAGATACGACCTAATATCATGTTCAAAGATGCAACAGGACGTGACATGAATTGGGTTGAGTCAGTATGTAAGTCATACAAACCTGATGTAGTTATACTAGACATGGGTGATAAGTTTGCACGCACTGCAGGTTTCTCACGTCCTGATGAAGCACTCAAGGCTAACGCTATTCATGCTAGGCAGATAGCTAAACAACAAGAGTGTGCAGTATTCTACATGTCACAGTTATCTGCGGAAGCTGAGGGTAAGGTTGTACTCAACCAAGCTATGATGGAAGGTTCACGTACAGGTAAGGCAGCAGAAGCTGACTTGATGATTATGATTAGTAAGAACCCAACTGTAGAAGGACAAGAAGAAGAAGACAATCAACGACACATCAATGTAGTTAAGAATAAACTATCTGGATGGCATGGCATTGTACACACCGACCTTGAGTACAAGATTGCTAGGTATGTATGTTGATAACGTGGTTAGATATATCCTTACTGGGGTTGGTTGCAGTACTTGCATTCAACCTCTGGGAACAGAATAGACAAAGAGCATTACTTGAGAATGTACTACGGGATGTATATGATCTAGTAAATAAACACAACTCACTGGCAGATGCCTTCGTAGAATTGGCTAATGACTTTGACGAACAACAGGAGAATAAATGATGGCTAAATGGAAAGAGTTTGAAGTGATTAAAGAACACCATGTGTTTGATCCTGTCGAACGACCTGCACATTACAACCAAGATGGTATTGAGTGTATAGATTATATACGTCAAGTGCTAGGCTTGGATGGTTTCATTGCATACTGTCATGGTAACATGATCAAGTATCAGCATAGGTATCGTTACAAAGGTAATGGTGTAGAGGACATGAAGAAAGCTGAGTGGTATGTAAAGAGAATGAATGAGGCATTAGGGGAGAAACATAGATGAGATGTAGTAGATGCGATGTAGAATTAACAGAAGAAAACCACCCACCTTCATGGAGAAAATCTAATCAGACAAATTGTAAAAGTTGTATGGGTCAAAATAATAAATCAAATAATCCACAAAGAATGTGGGTCAATGGTAAGTATATACCTAAGACACATCCTTTACACAAGGCAGGTAACTACAAATCATTTGGTGATCTAGCCTTTGGTTCTCTTAACAACTACAAACAAATCAAAGAAGGTTATGTGTATGCAATTAGTAACTCTGCATGGCCTGATTGGATCAAGATAGGTATGGCTATTGATGCAGAAGATAGACTGAGTAGCTACCAAACGAGTTCACCTATGCGTAACTACAGGTTGGTACACTCTGTATACTGTAAAGATCGCAGTGAGTCTGAGCGTTCAGCACACATACTTGCGGCACGTAAGGCAAACATACCTTGGAATAAACAAGACAATGGTGAGTGGTTTAACATAACAAAAGAACAAGCTATGGACATACTAAAGGAGATAGCCATTGATTGAAGCAACATACATAGATCATATGGGCAGTGACTTATCTGTAGTCAATGCTGCACGTGTTAGCTTCGGTAAGAAATCAGAGTGGAATCCTAATTACCGAGATGAACCACCTTTGTACCCAAAGGACGAGAAGCTGATTAAATACTTAGCCAAACATAAGCACATCAGCCCATTCGGGCATTCCTTTGCATCCTTTCATGTCAAAGCACCAATCTTTGTGGCACGTCAGTTAGTCAAGCATAAGTTCCTACGTTGGAATGAGATTAGTAGAAGGTATGTAGATAGTGACCCTGAGTTTTATTTACCTGATGAGTGGCGTGGGCGTAGCGAGGATAAGAAGCAAGGTAGTGATGGAGTTATTTATCCTTTAAGTGTATCTGAGAATGAGTTCGTTAACTATACAGCATTAAGAGTTTACAAAGAACTTCTTGAGGAAGGTGTTGCTCCTGAGCAAGCACGTATGGTACTGCCACAGTCTACCATGACAGAGTGGTATTGGTCTGGTAGCTTAGATGCCTTTGCCGATATGTGTAACTTACGTTGCAAGAATGACACACAATATGAAACAAGAGTAGTTGCTAACAAGATTAGTGAAAAACTTCTTGACTTGTTTCCCGTTTCATGGGAAGCATTAAAGGAGAATGATAGATAGATTGGAGTTGGTATGATACTTACCTTAGATGTAGAGAACACAGTAGTAAAAAGAAATGGTAAGCTTCACCTTGATCCATTCGAGCCTGAGAACACACTGGTTATGGTGGGTATGCTAGATGATAACGATAACGAAACTATTATTACATTCGATCATTCAGAGCAAACACCAACTGCAAATGGACGGGCGATTGTTCAAGACACATTGGACAAGACCCGTCTGCTTGTAGCACACAATGCACCCCATGATCTACTATGGTTGTGGGAGTCAGGCTTTACATACGATGGTGATGTATTCGACACTATGCTTGGCGAGTACGTATTACAACGTGGTCAGAAGCAACCACTATCCCTTGAGGCATGTGCAGAACGTTACATGCTAGAGACACAGAAGCAAGACTCATTGAAGGAGTGGCTCAAGGCAGGTAAGTCAGTACGTGATATGAATCACGCTGAGTTATCAGAGTACTTGTCTGCTGACCTACATGCAACACAACAGTTGTACAATGTTTTGCGGACATCATACGAGGGATGCAGTACACTAGAACCAACAGTCAAGCTGACTAACCAGTTAGCTGTACACCTAGCACGTATATATCAACGTGGTCTAAAGGTAGACATGACTGCACTAAACGCTGTTAGACAAGAGTTCGAACAAGAACGTAATGAACTAACAGTAGCACTTGAGAAACAGACTGCAGAGCTAATGGGTGACAGACCTATTAACCTCAACAGTCCAGAGCAATTGTCTTGGGTTATATACAGTCGTAAGCCACACGATAAGAAGTTCTGGAAAGAATTGTTTGATGATCGTATGCCTGATGCAGAATACAAACGTAATGTAAATGCATACAGTAGTAAGCTATTCAAACAGAAAGCTAGTCAATGCCGTACATGTAATGGCAGTGGCAAAACATGGAAACAAAAGAAGGATGGTACACCATATGCTAAACCAAATAGATGCGTTAGTTGTGACGCTACAGGATATAATTTTATTGATATTGATAGTAGGTTGGCTGGGCTAAAGTTCACACCACCTACAGCCAAGTGGGTCAGTGCCAATGGTTTTGGTACAGGCAAAGACAATCTAGTATTCCTTGAGAGTATTGCTAGGTCACGTAACATGACAGATGCAGAAACATTCTTACGTAATGTTCGTAGGTTATCTGCAGTTGAGACTTACCTAAGCAGTTTTGTTGAGGGCATTGCTAACTTTGTCAAGCCTGATGGCCTACTACATGTACGTTTATTACAACATCGTACAGGTACAGGAAGACTATCAGGTGCAGACCCTAACATGCAGAACATGCCACGTGGTGGTACATTCCCTGTTAAGAAAGTGTTTGTATCCAGATGGAAAGGCGGGCAGATAATGGAAGCTGACTTTGCACAGCTTGAGTTCAGAGTTGCTGCCTACCTATCACAAGATATGACTGCCATTGACGAGGTTACTACAGGCTTTGATGTGCATAGCTATACAGCTAAGGTTATTAGCGATGCAGGTCAACCTATGACACGTCAAGATGCCAAGGCACACACATTTGCCCCCTTGTATGGTGCAAGTGGCTTTGGTAGATCAACCGCTGAAGCTGCTTACTACAAGCAGTTCACTACTAAGTATGCAGGTATCGCTAAGTGGCACACTGCACTTGCCAAAGAAGCATTGAACACTGGCAAGATAACAACCCCATCAGGGCGTGAGTTTGCATTCCCTGATGTACAACGTAGACGATTTGGAGGTGTGACATATTTCACACAGATTAAAAATTATCCTGTACAATCGTTCGCTACAGCAGACATCGTACCTATCTCACTGATATACATAGATAAGTTATTGATGGCTAACAAGTTACGCAGTTGTGTTGTGAACACAGTTCATGACTCAATTGTAATTGATATACACCCAGACGAAGAGGAAATAGTATTAAAGATCATACAGGTAGCCAACGATAAGTTGATACCTATAGTAAACAAGAAGTGGTCACTGGACTTTAACATACCACTATTATTAGAAGCAAAAATTGGCCCTAACTGGCTTGACACAAAAGACGTAGTGTGATATAACTACCTTTCGTCTGATAAACATATATAGGAGATAAGACATATGAACACAGTAACAACAGTAGACACAAACAACTTTGCAGAGATGGCACAAGCTATGGGTATGGGTGCTGATGCACCTAAGACTAGTAAGTCAGCTAGTACATTGGCACGTCTACGCATTCATCACACACCCATCATGGGTCAGCAAGAGATTGCAGGTAAGATGAAGAACGTAGAGGTCATTAGCGGTGGTGCATACAAACTAGAGATACCAGATGGTCCTACGTACTATGCTGATCAAGTATCTATCCGACCATTCCTACAGCGATTCATGTACAAGAAGTTTGTCAAGGGCAGTGATAAGACACCTAACAAGTTCGTCAAGACTGTCATGGCTAATGATCTTAACAGTGACATGAAAGACAATGATGGTGGCTTCAACTGTGGTAAACCTGCAGGGTTCATCAAGGATTGGGCGGCACTACCCGACAGTATGAAAGACTTAATCAAGTCAATCAAACGTGTACGTGCTTTGTTTGGTACAGTAGAGTTGGTTAATCCTACTGATGCTGATGGTAATCCTGTTGAGGTAGATACTACTGCATTCATCTGGGAGATTGACAATCGTGATGCGTTCAAAACACTTGGTGAACAGTTCGCTAAGTTGTCTAAGATGCGTAGGCTACCACCACAGCATTACATTACCTCTACTACCAAGGAAGTACCACTACCCAATGGTAGCAGTTTCTATGTACCAGAGACTGACATTGACTTGTCTAACACATTAGACATGGACAATGAGTCGCAAGCAGTCTTTGCTAACTTTGTTGCATGGATTGAGAACTATAATACATACATTCTCAACGCATGGAATGAGAACATGCACAAGAACGAAGAGGTGGATACAGATACTGTAGAAGCCTTTGTGGACATTGACGCAGAGGACTTCGTATAATGAACCACCCTGCTGAACTGGCGATAAATCAGTATCTTGAAGATGCTACATCTGGTAAATCTCGTATGTCTGAAGAGACTATACAACAGATTGGTAAAGATGTAATGGATTCAGTACGCCGCCAGTTCGGTGGGGGCAACAAGCGTGATGAGTTTCGTTTACGTATGTCTAACATAGGTAAGCCTACTTGTCAGCTTTGGTTTGCTAAGAACAAGCCAGAGAAAGCGTTGCCCAAACCGACAACATTCGTGATGAACATGTTACTAGGAGACATAGTTGAAGCTGCATTCAAAGGTATCATTACCGAAGCAGGTGTAGCCTATGAAGACGAAGATAACTTTGTTCAACTAGAATTAAACGAAGATACAATACATGGGTCATACGATCTTATTATGGATGGTGCATTAGATGATGTTAAGTCAGCATCTGATTGGTCATATCGTAACAAGTTTGAGTCATATGATACACTCAGTAAGGGTGATTCATTTGGTTACATTGGTCAGCTTGCAGGTTATGCAAAGGCTACTGGTAAGAAAGCTGGTGGTTGGTGGGTAGTCAACAAGGCTAATGGTAACATAAAGTATGTACCTGCCGATGGCCTTGATTTGGATACAGAGATAGCTAAGATACAGGACACTGTAGACACAGTTAATAAGAATGAGTTTGAGAGATGCTTTAATCCCGTACCAGAAACGTTTAGGGGTAAGCCATCAGGTAACACTATTCTAAATCCTAACTGTAAGTTCTGTGACTTTAGGTTTGAATGTTTTCCAGAACTACAAGAGTTACCATCTAAGGTATCACAAGCTAGAGTTAAACCAACAGTAAGTTATATTACTTTAAACGAGGGTTAAACCATGAAGGCAAAGCAGTACGCTGCCGCAAGGAAGCATGGGTATAGGAGTGGGTTAGAGGTCAGAACAAAAGACTATCTAATCGAGCATGAGATGCCATTCAAATATGAGGAGATCAAGATTGAATGGGAAGACCTTATGTACCGCACCTATACCCCTGACTTTGTATTGAAGAACGGCATTATAATTGAGACAAAGGGAATGTTTAAAGCTGAAGATCGCCGCAAACATCTGCTAATAAAGAAGCAACACCCTAAGTTAGACATACGATTTGTGTTTACTAACAGTCGTTCTAAGATAAGTAAGGGTGCTAAAACTAGCTATGGACAATGGTGTGAGAAGAATGGTATACAGTATCATGATCGTATCATTCCATTGGAGTGGCTGAAAGAAAAAGGCAAAGACAAACATCCAGATTTAATTAACTGCCCATACAAAAAGATAAAGAGAGGATAGCACAAACATGAATGACGAGAATATATTAATAGATTTCCATCCTAACGATTACATTATTAGGCTATCTCCCTTTTTAGATGATACGGGTAAGTGGACAGGTGAGTTGATGGTAGGCACTATATCTACAGAAGATAATGTAATGAATGATACTGATCACTACCAACTAACACACCTAACGCAGATGATCTGTGCTGCCATACCTGCGATGGAAGAAAGCCAAGAAGTTCGTGACCTACTAAGTGAAATAGTAGAAGAAGCTAAGAATGATGGTACTCTAACAGAAGAACCAGAAGAAGTAGAAACTAAAAAGAAACCAGACATAACTAGTATAGATAAAAATATAATCAACGTTAAGTTTCATTAGAGGGGACAATGATATGATAGTAAAAATATTTCTAACTCTTGATTTAGATGAAGATGAATATCCTGTACCTGTAGATGGAAAGATACACGATGAAGTAGAAGACGCATTAAAAGAGTTTATATATGATGTTGACGGGATGGAAATCCAATCAATCAAAACAATAGTGGAGTAGTATGAATATGAATAACCATTTACCAACTGACTATCAATCTTTCATACACAAGTCACGTTATGCACGTTGGCTTGAGGAAGAAGGCCGTAGAGAAACGTGGTCAGAAACAGTAGGACGATACGTGACGAACCTAGTGCAACCAGCATTAGGTGATAACCCTAAACAGATAGCAGAGATTGAACGGGCTATACTAGGACTAGAAGTGATGCCTTCCATGAGAGCATTAATGACTGCTGGTCCAGCATTAGCACGTGACAATACAGCAGGTTACAATTGCTCATACCTAGCAGTAGACGATGTTAAATCTTTTGATGAAGCTATGTTTATTTTGTTGTGTGGTACAGGTGTTGGGTTTTCAGTTGAACGTCAATCTGTGACTAAACTACCAGAAGTACCAGAGCATATGTATGATAGTGAAACTACTATTGTAGTTAAAGATAGCAAAGAAGGTTGGGCTAAAGCATTACGTCAGATGATTGCATTACTTTATAGTGGTGAGATACCTAGATGGGATGTATCTAAGGTACGACCTGCAGGTGCAAAGCTAAAGACATTTGGTGGTAGAGCATCAGGCCCAATGCCTTTGATTGATCTATTCAACTTTGTTATTAAGACATTCAAAGATGCTAAAGGACGTAAGCTATCATCACTAGAATGTCACGACATCATGTGTAAGATTGGTGAGGTAGTTGTAGTAGGTGGTGTACGTAGGTCAGCTATGATCTCTCTATCTAATCTATCTGATGATCGTATGAGACATGCTAAGTCAGGCTCATGGTGGGACAATGACCCTCAACGTGCCTTGGCTAACAACTCTGTGTCATACACTGAGAAGCCAGACAGTTTATCTTTCATGCGTGAGTGGATGGCGTTAGTTGAGTCAGGCTCAGGTGAACGTGGTATCTTCAACAGACAAGCATCTAAGAAACAAGCAGCTAAGAATGGAAGACGTGATCCTAACTATGAGTTCGGAACTAACCCATGCAGTGAGATAATATTACGGCCTAATCAATTCTGCAATCTAACAGAGGTAGTTGTAAGAGCTACTGATAGTACAGAAGACTTAGAACGTAAGGTACGTATCGCTACTATCTTAGGTACAATACAATCATCATTCACTAAGTTCCCATACCTACGTAAATCATGGCAGACTAACACAGAAGAAGAAAGATTACTCGGCGTGTCTATGACAGGTATTATGGACAACCCATTAACAACAAAGTCAAACAAAGGATTGGAGAAAACTCTTGAGCACCTCAAACAAATCGCCGTTGCTACTAACGCTAAGTGGGCTGAACGCCTTGACATCCCTATCAGTACTGCTATCAGCTGCGTTAAACCAAGCGGTACTGTCAGCCAATTGGTTGACTCTAGCAGTGGGATTCACGCTCGTCACTCAGCCTATTATATTCGCACTGTACGTGGAGACAACAAAGACCCGCTGACACAGTTCATGATGGATCAAGGTATACCTAATGAGCCAGACGTAATGAAGCCTGACCAGACTACTGTGTTTAGCTTCCCTATGAAAGCTCCAGAGGGTGCAACAGTTACCGCTGACATGTCTGCTATAGAACAACTAGAGATGTGGTTAGCCTATCAGAGATCATGGTGTGAACATAAACCATCTGTTACTATCAACGTAAAGAATAACGAATGGTTTGAGGTAGGTGCATTTGTATACAAACATTTCGATGAGATGTCAGGTGTATCATTTCTACCATTCAATGAACACACATATCAGCAAGCACCTTATCAAGATGTCAATGAGAAAAAATACCTAGAGTTACTAGGGTCAATGCCATCATCTATTGATTGGAGTGGACTATCAGAGTACGAACAGGAAGACAACACAGCAGGTAGCCAGACACTAGCATGTTCTGGAGATAGCTGTGAGATAGTTGACCTAGTATAATGTTTGTGATAATATCAAGAGACAATTGTAGCTTCTGTAGTATGGCAAAAGATTTAATATATCTTTACAACGAGAACTATAGAGAGTATAATGTGGAATCAGGCAGTTCGAAATGGATACTGTCCTTATTAAAGAAGGCAGGGTACAAAACTGTACCGCAAATATATGCTCCCGATGGCTCGTACATCGGGGGTTATGAATCACTACTAACCTATATGAAGGAGAATAACTATGGCTAAAGTAACAATAGATGAGGTTGAATATGAATCAGATGATTTTACAGATACTCAGAAGAATCTTTTACAAGAGATCACAATCAATAACAACATACAGTCAAGTAAAAACTACGAGATACACTGTCTCAAGTTCACTAATGAAACACTGGTGGCTAAACTAAAGGAAGAGTTAGCCACACCAGAGGCTGAAGAACCTAAGAAGGAATAACATAGGATAATCCTTATGATTAAACGCACAAGAGAATCACGTGGTCTGGGTAAGTATGACGCACCATTAAAGCTACAGCATCAGATGGGATACAGTAGTTTTAAACGTGGCAGTAATAAGAACCCATTCAGTGAAGATACTATGCAGTATCGTGAGTGGAATAGAGGGTACAGTAAAGCCTTCTATGACAATTTAAAACGGGTAACTACGGATGAACTTAGAACAAGAAGCCGAGCAATTTATGAAGGAGAAATACAACATGGTAGAGTTTAACGTGTACCAGACCACAGCATCTGATACTGCCATATATGAGGATCAATATAAAATCCTATACCCTGCTCTTGGATTAGCAGGTGAAGCAGGTGAGATTGCAAACAAGGTGAAGAAACTAATACGTGATGGTCCAGCTAAGAGGCCAGAAGATTGGCGTGAACAAATATCTGATGAGCTAGGGGATGTGTTATGGTACTGTGCGGCACTAGCTACTGATCTTAATCTGACATTGGGTAAGGTTGCAGGTGATAACATAAACAAACTTGCTGCACGTAAAGAAGCTGGCACTATAGGTGGTAGCGGAGACAAACGATAGACAAAAAAGAAGGGGCTTAATTGCCCCTTTTTCTTATTCTTTATTTTAATTTGATCTTACATTGATTGTCCATAACCAATTAGGTCTATTAAATTATCAATAGCAGTATCAACTTCTTCTTCAGTACCACCTGTTATACTTGGTTCATGGTTATTATCGTCAAAGAACTCACTCGTAGCAAACCTACGTTGTGCCTTAGATAGTTTAGAGTATTGTGACCTTAACATTGCTAACTCACTTGTGTCTTCAGCCATATCTACAGACACGCCACTCTTTAACTTATCTATCTCTTTCTTTAACTTACCTCTTACAGTATTATTTATGTATTGATCTTCTGTGTACTTCTTTCTAAAGGGGTCATCGCTAGGGCGTTTGTTATATTCTTTACGTAACTTTATTTCTACGTCTTTAAAAATATCAACTATGTCGGGTAAGTATTCTTGTAAAACTTTATTTTCTGCCCTACGTGTACTTGCCATTCTTGATCTACTACCTACTTCAAACTCTGTGAATCCTTTGTCTGTTAAGTACTCCCCATAGTCTTCGTCTTTAGTAAATTTAGTTATACCAAATAGTAAACTACCTACAATACCTTCACGTTCTTTGTCGGGAGAAAACACAAACTCTCTTTCCTCTTCAGTAAACTCTTCACTAGGTGTAAATAGATTACTGACACCACGTTGAGCAAAGCCACGTTTAATTTCACCCGCTATTGTTGGGGCTTCATCTGTAGATTTATCAGTATAAGTAGTTGGCCTATATCCTGTAGCCCTCTGAGCTTCTACTACTTGTGTTATAGGTATAGCCCATGTAGTTAAGTAATCAGCTATTAATCTACCTGCTGCTTTCCTAAATTTCTCTTCTCCAACAAGATCGCCACCATCAGAAAGTATATTTGAAATCTCGCTTATTAAAACGTTCGATGCACCTGTTCTAGCTGAAGCACCTAAGAAAGTTTCTGAAGCTTCTTTAGCATCAAACCAATCCATAAATGTACCTGTAGCTGTATCTTCTTCTTTCCTACCCATAAGAGAACCAATTTTATTTGCTACTACTGCTCTAGGCAGATACTTCTGAGCGTCAGGGTCTAATCTTTTAGCCGCTTCTGCCATCCATAAAAATTGTCGCATAGGATACTGCGCTGTAACATCTATTACGTTACCTTCATCAGCATTAATCTCTTTATATTCGGCAGGTGCATCTTCTGATGTGCGGTACTGGTATGCGGCAGTAAAAGCTACTAGACCACTAATATTACGTGATATATTCTGTCTATCTTTAGCGTCTAAAAGACCTTTCTTTGCACGAGTTATGCGCTGAAGTGCTGGCATAAACGCACCACCAGAATACTGTCCCATTAATTCTATTGAGTTAAACATAAATCTTGGGAATGGTGTAGTAAACGCAGTTAAACCATTGCGTGTTAAAAAGTTAGCTGTTTCATTAAACAACTTTACATCAGGTGCTTTTGCATACGTAACATCTAATGCCCTACGTGTACTATCTTCTATCAACTGTGCAAACTGAGGTGTACCTTTAGGTCTATACTTACTAGAGTTAGACATCAACTCGTTTAAGTCACCCTTCTTTAGTACATCCATAAGTTCTACACCATAGTCTCGTAGCACTAAGCGTTCAAGCTCACCCATAAATACACCACGACGAATAACAAACTCTTGTATCCTGTTAGGAACATTCAACATATTAACTACGTCTTCACCCCTACTCAATACAAAATCAGTAACACCACCCTTGCCTCTACCTGTAGCTGTTTGATACTCATTTATATTATCAAATAAAGATGTAAACTGCCTACTAAACTCAGGCCTATCTAACAAATATTCTGTTATTTCTTTAGCCTGTACTGGGTTCGCATACATTCTTTTTAGTGCTCGTGTACTACCTTTCCAGTTACTAGGAGAAACAAATGTTTTTGCACCAGTAGCCATAGCTTTTGCACCCGATACTATCTTACCACTATCTGCTGCACCAGAAAACTCTTGAGACATTTTGTATAGTGTAGTATCAAAGACATTTTCTAATGCCTCCATAGGTGTTCTTATCATAGCGGATTGAAAGTTACGTGCCGCAGTTTTTATCATTGAAACCATAGTACCTCGACGCATATTCTCTACTCTACGCCATGCTTTAACTAGTTCACCTTGACCTTTTTCAATCATGCGCTCTTGTGCATTGGCTATTTCATCTAAAGAACCTGCACGTCTTATTTGAGATAGTTTGTTTAATATTTTACCAGCTTCAGAACCAGAGCCTACTACAGTAAGAACATAGTCGTCAAAAGTTAAACCATACTTAGCTAATGAGTCTGCTAAATCTTGACTGTCAACAAGTTTATTATCTACAGTTAATCTAAATAAACTATCGACAATACTTTCACCCTTCTTAAACTCATCTGGATTTGCTTTCTTAAAGTCTGAAGCGACTGCCACAATAGCATCAAATTTTTCTGGTATAAGTAATGGGCTAACTAAATCATCAACCTCATCTGACATACCACTGTATGCTTGTGTCTCACTTACACCTGTTTCTTTATACAAAGCATCTTTTTCTCTTTGTTTACGTAAGCGTTCATTCTTTGATATATTACTCCCAGAAACACCAGAGTTTTCAATCTTTGCATATCTTTCAGCTATAGATGTCTGTAGTTCAACTACATCTTTAGATACTTCTTTACCTGCTACACGAGCCAGATCACCATCTATTACTTTATTACCTTCTTTACCAGTAGATATAACTTTACCTGTAGATTCTTCAAACTCTTTTATCAACTGCTGTGATAGAGCCTTATTATCTTCTGCTACTTTCTTAGCGGCAAGCCTTTTAGTTGCAACAGTTTCTGCATCAGCTTTGAGTATGCTAGTCATCTGTTCACTAACACCGCCCTTGAGAAGTTTTGTACCTTTACGTACTACAGAACCAGTACCTAAAGCAGAGGCAACCATTTCAACCGTGTTTATACCTACGTATTTAGCGGCTTGCCCATATTCCCCACGATCATAAAATGCTTTGGCCTGTCTAAAGTTTTCTGGTACATCCATTAGACCCATAGCCGCACCAAGAAATGGCGTAAACTCTGCACCATTTATAATAGCATTAATATCTGTAGCTTTCATGCCTTTGTCTAGCATAGCACTAGCCATACTTGAGCGTATAACATTAGGACCATTAAGCATATTATTAACGTCACTAACAGCATCTTTAAAGTGTTGACCACGTGTCTCTGCTAATGTACTTGTAAGCTCTGTACCCTGTGGCTTAGGCATTGTCAGTGCTGTTTGTGTCCCATACTTCTCATCGTATGCTTGCGCATTTGCAAATCGTATATTATAGTTATCTATCTGTGCTTGTGCGTCTTTCATAGCATCATCTTGATATGCCTGTGCATCACCCAGACCTTGATCAATTTGTGAGGCTAGACGGGGGTCAAGTTCTGAAACCTCACCATCATCATTTAAAGTTTCCCTAACTACATTCTCAGTACCCACAACAGATGGTGCTTCAAGACCCCCTATAGTTGGCAGTTTACTTGCACTAGAAAATATACTTTCTTCATCTGTACTTATATTAACAGCTTCTTCTTCTTCTTCTTCTGGTACGTCCACATTTAGTAGTTCTTCATTTTCTTCTGAAGAAGTTTCTGCATCACCAATAGTAGGAAGTTCATTTATATTAGAAAATATACTTGTCTCTTCTTCCATTTAATTACTCCGCATTAAAAAAATTAGCACCTACATTAGCCGCATTTAGATAACTTGGTATACCTACATCTGTGTATGTATTACCAACGTATGTACCTATTATGTAACCGCCGTCGGGATTAACAACTGCATAAACAGAACCTATAGGTAATGCACCACTAGCTGCGGCTTCTTTCATAAGAGTTTCACTCTCAAACATTTTATACGAATCTTCATCTTTTGTTAAAATTTTACTTTTTGCATAACTGTCTAAAGTAACTCTAGCATTTTTTGCTATAGCTTTAATTTCACCATAAAGAGATTCTTCTTTTGCAACAACATCATTTTGGTTTTGTAGCATAATTGCTGTATCTAACTCTGCTATACCTAACTTATTAGTACCCTTATACTTGCCTGATAATTGACCAAACTCACCTACAGATAACTCTAAAGCATTTCGTGCTATTGTACGTTGATTCTTTATTAACTCTAATCTTTGAGCAGGACTATAAAACTCTTTTACACCTTCTGGATCATCTGGTTTGCGCTTGGCATCCTCTAACTTAGAAACTTGTGCAAAGAACTGCTCTTCTTTTTTATCTACAACAGCAATTTTTTCTTGGTCAGTACCTGCGTCAATACGCTCTTGAAGTAATGCTACTTGAAAACTTGCTATAGTGTTAAACTCTTTTGTTGGCTCAATTGTTTTAAACCTACTAACAAAAGTATCGCCACCCATACCCTCTGGAGAACCAGATACTTTAGACACAGTACCAATACTTGTTGCACTTGCCGTATCCATATTTACAATATCATTATTAGGCATAGTATACATAGTAGAAGGATCATATCCTTTTTCAGTATAGTGTTCTGCTCGTTTGACTGCATGTGCAATACCACGTTTACCACCCTGCATTATACTTTCTACTTGATCTGGCTTATAGTAAAGTGAAAGACTTTCTGCTATTTCATCAGCATCTGCTTGATCATCTATACGCTTAGATTCTCTTTCTAACTTATGTTTTTCAGATATGAGGTTTATCTGTGCGTCTAAAGTAGCTTGCTGCGCTGTCTCAGCATCTATATTCTCTGTAAGTTTTTTAGCAAAGCCAGCCCCAAATGCTTGTAAATTAAAAGCCATTACATTCTCCTCGCCATAAGACCACTCGGCTGTGGTTCTTCATCAATTATTTCTTCTACAGGCATGTCAGGTACATCATCAACTTTAATATTGTCAATCGCTTTAGGTAATCTTTCACGCATTTTTTTCATGGCTAATGCAATCTTAGACTCACTAATCTTATCTTCGTCTATAGAACTTTCTGTACCGAGTGTGTACTCTATACCTGCACTATCACCTATAAAAGCTAACATCTCTACTATAACTGGTATAGCTAATATACCAACATCAATTGTGTGTAGACCTTGCATAACAGCTATAGATTGCATAGAATCTGCCATAGTTGTTAGCGGTATACCTAGCTCCATACTATCTAGTAATGCATCGTACACTTCATCAGAAGTTAATCGTGGTATATAAAAGTCAAGAGCATCTTCTACAGTTTTATACTTAGGTGGGTTCTGCCACGGCCTAGAGCCAACCTCAGAGGTCATACCTTCACCGGGTATAGGGTAACTAAAGGATGGTTGTTCAGCCATTTTTAATTCTCTTTCTAGCTTTACGGATAGCCTTTACATAATTATATACACTATCCTTTGGTTCTTTAGAGGTAGTCTCATTTGTAGATTTACGTTTAATGTTACGAGAAAGTAATCCCATACTAGGTTTTTTTTCTGGTGTGTCGTTTTCTTCTTCTATATACACGTTAGTATATGCTCTAACAGCAGGGTTAATATCCATAATTAATATACTCCTTATTACTCTCTATTCTATTATCCAAACAGTGCGCCTAAACCTTTACCAAGTAAACTGTCGCCACCAATTTTAGATGTAAACATAGTAGCCATTAATCCACCCCATGCAGATGCAGATTCAGTGTCTGCTTTTAATGCGGCAATATCTGCATTTGCATCTATACTTAACTTAGTCATAGCAAGTGACATTATCCTATCACGCTCACCTTCAGCACTCTTCCATGCCCACTCCATACTGTCATCATAGTATGCCCACAAATCATTGTATGCACTATTAGATATATCTAGCACAGACTGTGCGTTTATTTCGTTAGCACGATTTATAGATGCGGTGTCTGCAGTAGCAACTTGTCTACGCCACTGTGCATTGCTTTGATCAATGACTAGTCTATTTTGTGCGTTAAACTGATCACGTTGGTTCATCATCTCTGCGGCAAATCTATTCTGTGCATTAGTCTCACCTGCATTAAATTGACTCTGTGCATTAGACTGTGCTGTATTAAACTGCGATACTTGTGTAGCTAAGTTAGCAAAGAATTGATCTGTTTGATTTTGGCTTGACGCATTAAACTGTGCCGCCGCATTAGTTGCCGCTTGATCCGTAAACAAAGATTGTATTTGTTGTTGTGCTTTAAACATTTCAGTTTGTTGTTGGTTACTTAGATTAGTTAAGTCCATTTGCATAAATGATTGTGCATTCATAACTGCCGCTTGTTGACGATTGCTTAGGTTAGCCATATCTAGGTTAGATAATGCCGCCGCTTCTGCCATTGTCAACGCTTGTCTATTAGATAGGTTAGCTATATTAACAGTGTTAGCATTACGACTATTTTCCAAAGCAACCTGTTGTTCAGCAGTGAAGTTCATATTAGCTACGTCACTAATCTTACTCGCATTCATTACACGTGATTGGAATGCTTGATCAAACTCTTGACCCATGAATGTTGCACGTTGCTGTGCCGCAAGCATAGCACGTTGTTGTCTGTTTGACAAGTTCTGTGTTTCAAAGGATGCTTGTGTCTGTGCATCAGCCATTGCAATAGGTAATGCTGACTCCATAGCGGCCTGTACAATGGCTTGACCTGCCATACTACTAGCACCTAAGCCACGTGCCGCCATAGTCGCTGTAGCTGTACGCATAGCCCCTGCAGCCCATGCTGGTGTAGCTCCACCCTCAAAGTTTGCCATCAATGTGTCAAGCTGACCTGCCACAGTAGCTTTCTGGGATGGTAATGCAGTAGCCGCTTGCACTTCTTCTGTAAACTTAGACGCAGTTTCAGCATTAGCTGCACCATCTATAAGTTCACCACTTTCAATCTTACGTTGTACAGGGTTTTCCATAAGTATGGCAGTACCCTGTGCCGCATCTAACTCACTAACACTAGTTGCGGTTGCAGTTTTAGCATCTACAATAGCTCTTGGATCAACTGTACCTGATGCGGCCTGTGTTTCTGCTACAACTTCTGCAACCTTATCAGAAGACGTATCTGCAGTCATTGTAGTAGCAGTAGTAGGCGATATTGCATCGGCTTGTGTTGTACTAGCAGTAGTTACAGGAGTAGATATATCACCTGCAACCTGACCACTTCCAGTATTAATCATTTGATCAGTAGTTATCTCTGTGCCTACAGGTTGTACAGTAGCACCATATGCTAGTGATGGGTCAAGAGCACGCTTTGCCATTAACTCAGATACTGATTCACCGTCATATGCACCTGTCTGTGGCACACCACCAACTGAAGTACTTGTAGTTACACCACCTTCAGCATAGTTAGGTTTCTTAACCATACCACCCTTAGCCATTTCCATAGCTTTGTTCTGATACATATTCATCTTACTCATCTTATCAGGATTCTGATTTAAGTAAGCATTAAACCCATTCATATCACCTTGATACCCTAGAGTACCTGCAATACGTTGCATGGCTTCTGGTTTAAATCCTTTGAACTGCATCATTCTATTTTCCTTATGTTGTCATGTGACAAAGTATACTGTCTCTTATTATTTGTGTCAAGCATTAACTTAATCTGCTAATGGATTATCTAATGCACGTTGTAATTTAGATACTAATCTATCTTCTAACTCTTTCATTGCTGAAGACTGTGACACTCTTACACGTTCTCGTTGATTCTCGAACCTTATTTCAGCGTCATCTATCATAGTACGTACCTTGTCTTCATTCTCACGTACCATGTCTTCAATACGATCTGTCTGTTGTTCTATTCTTAACAGATCATCCTTCAGACCATTTTTAATATCTCTAGTGTACTCTACACTTTCTTCAACCTTCTCAGATATACCAGATACTTTAGCATCCATTACATCCATCTGTTGTTGGTATGCAGTTAAGTCTAACCCTGCAACTTCTTCTATCTTTTGATACAGAGTAAAGCCACCATATAAACCACCAACTACTGTAGACAAGAAAGCTAGTATGGCTAGTACTGAACTTGCTGTTAGCTTTACACCACCAGCTTTTACTTCTTTGTCAGCTAGGCTTTCAACGTTTGTTAAATCTACCATTAGTTTTCAAAGTCCATACCACCTGTCTGTTGCAGGTTCTTTAATGCTTCTAGCTCATTACGTAGTTGCTGTATCTCTAGTCTACGTTGGGCTAATTCTACCTGATACAAGTCGTCACAATTAATACGAGACTTAGGTTTATCAAGAGGTATAACAACACGGGCATACAAGCCTACATCTTTACCTTGAGCTAAGTTACCCGATGTACTAAATGTACCACCTACATTATTGACTACACCTGTAACACCAAACTCTAAGTTTACACCACCACCTACAGCATTACTGCAGTCTAAGTTACCTGCCCTAAATCTATCTGACTGATAGTTCATTGGTGGGTTAGGTAGTGTTAGAGCTAGGTTGTTACTCTCAGCTACTGCTGAACTAGCTACGACACATAAGGCCAAAGCTAATCTCATGCAGGTTCACCATCAATACGAGAGCATATCCTAGACACAATCAAAGTTCTTGACTGTGTGTTCTTCTTTACCTTTGATGTAGTACAAATATATGTAGCTTCATCTAAATCTAATTCACGTATATACACAATAAAATCTTTACGTTCTTTATAGCCTACTTTAATAACTCTATACTTAGATGAAAATGGTAGGTTTGTCCAGTTTAAATCAAACAAATCTATCTGATAGTATTGTACATCTTCTCGTGAGTTAAACAAAGACATTTCTGCTTTAACTACACCTGCTACGTATGTAGGTTTTAGTATTGGGTAGGCTGGTGTCATCTCATGTGCTGAAACAACAGTAGCCAAACCCATAAATAATATGATTAACTTATTTAGCAATGCAACTCGCTTGTACTACAGCGGTATACGTACCGCCAGTGAAAGGTTTTGAGGCTGCATAAGTTGCACTCGAAGATGTAGAAAACCATGTGCTACCAGCAACAGTCAGATCAAACACAGTTGTGTTGTCATACACTACCTTAGCCGCATCATAACCTGACATACCTGCATCTGATGTTTTAGATACTGATGTTGAACCTGTCCAAGTTACACTGTCTGTCAATGCAGGTGATGATGTAAAACTAATAGGGTGACTAATGTTAGCTGTGTAGTAATCAGCAATAGCCACATCAAATCTAATAACAGGTAATACACCACCATCTGAAGGTGCAGTACTTAGCACACTAGCTGAAGGGTTTCCATATACACCTGCTTTGTCTGTTTGTATTGTACACTTAGCTGATACATTACCTGTAATGTCTACATTAGCAAATGCTGGTAATGCACATAGTGAAAGTAGTGCTGTTAAATATTTCATTGTATTCCTCATCTGTTATACTGCATGTCTACCATTTTTTCATGTAGTACTTGTTGTGCTAAATTGTTTCGTAAAGCTTTCTTATTGTCGGGTATAGTTCCATCTTTTAATCCAGCTGCATCGTTTAGTGTACCGCCGTTTATCTTTGCATTGTAATACATATTGATATTAGTTTGTTTGTTTAAGGCTAATATTATATCGCTTTGATTCT